GGAAAGGCGAAGAAGAAATGAAAAAGCCAGTGAAGTTCACCCCGTGCAAAGGCTGCCCGAACCCTGCCAAGTGCAAGGCTATGGGCAAGTGCATGATGAAGGGAAAGAAGTAATGAACACCAAGACGTGCTACAAGTGCAAGAGGGAGCAGTCTGTTGTCTTCTTCTTCAAGCACCATCAGACCTCTGATGGTTTGCACTCGTGGTGCAAGTCTTGCTGCAAGGAAGGCAACGAAAAATCTCGAGCCAAGAAATACAGCACGTTCGAGGGTAGGGTGCCGACTTTTCTCGTGTCTTGTCGAACCAACGCGCGGAAAAGGCAAAATGAGTTCAGCCTAACCGCGTCTGATCTTGTTGACATGTGGAACGCTCAGGGTGGAATTTGCTGCTATTCTGGGTTACAAATGGAACTGCAACCCAACAGCTTATTTTCTGTGTCTGTTGAGCGCGTGGACAATTCAATCGGTTACACGGTTGAGAACACAGTTCTTGTGTGCAAGGCCGTGAACAGCATGAAATCGTCGATGACAGGCGAGCAGTTTCTAATGTTTTGCCGCGCCGTGGCAGGCTGGATGCAAGACGAGGAAGGCAATGATGTGAGGTTTATGAAAAATGGCTAAATCAGGACTGTACGCAGCGATCCACGCCAAGAAAGCCCGTATCAAAGCCGGATCAGGCGAAAAGATGCGGAAGCCCGGCACCAAGGGCGCTCCGACTGCGGCTGCATTCAAGGCTTCGGCCAAGACGGCCAAGAAGAAATGAAGACCCCGGCTTGGCAGCGTAAGGAAGGCAAGTCGCCCAGCGGCGGCTTAAACGCTAAAGGCCGCGCGTCTGCCAAGGCCGAGGGAATGAACCTGAAGGCCCCGGTAAAGGCGGGCGACAACCCGCGCCGGGCGTCCTTCTTGGCTCGGATGGGCGGTATGCCCGGCCCCGAGCGTGACGAGGATGGAAAACCCACGCGACTTCTGCTATCACTCAACGCATGGGGCGCAAGCAGCAAGGCAGACGCTAAGGCAAAAGCCAAGGCCATTTCGGCCCGCAACGAGGCGAAGAAGAAATGACCATCACGACCTATGCCACGCTCAAGACAGCCGTCGCGGATTTTCTGAACCGCGACGATCTCACGTCTGTCGTGCCGACCTTCATCGCGTTGGCCGAGGCTGACATGCAGCGCAAGGTGCGTCACTGGCGTATGGAAACCAGATCGACCGCCCAGCTTGACACGCAATTCAGCGCCATTCCGTCCGATTGGGTGGAGACGATCCGCTTCTACCTGACCACCGGCGAAACCTCGCGGCTGGAGCTTATCAGCCAAGCCGAGATGATTGACCGCAAAGAGGCCGACAGCAACGTCACTGGCCGCCCGTATTACTACGCCATGACCGGGGCGCAGTTTGAACTGTACCCAGTGCCTGATGGCCTTTACACGGGCGAACTGCTATACTTCGGCAAGATACCTGCGCTGTCGGACTCGGCCACGACAAACTGGCTCTTGACCAACGCGCCGGATGCCTACCTCTACGGGGCGCTGATCCACTCGGCACCGTACCTTAAGGATGACGCCCGCATTCAAATCTGGGCAGCCCTGTATCAATCCGCGATTGATAGCCTGAACAATTCTTCCAACGACGCGCGGCACAGCGGAACCGGCCTGCGTATGAAAATCAGGAGTTTCTGATGTCACTGACCAACTCTTTCGAAACCAGCGTCCTGACGTGGCTCCTGACGGCAAGCACCCCGTCACCGGCACGTCCGACGGCTTGGCATCTTGGCCTGTTCACGGCTGCACCGGGTGAAGCTGGCGGCGGCACCGAGGTGAGCGGTAACGGCTACACCCGCGAGGCCGTCACGTTTACCGTGAGCGGCAACAACGCTTCGAACAATGCTGCCATCGAATTCCCGACTGCAACGGGAAGCTGGGGCACCATAACGCACGCAGCGGTGTTCGATGCCTCAACCTCTGGCAACATGATCGCCTACGCCTCGCTGACCGCATCCAAGGTGATCGACACCGGGGACGTGCTGCGCGTGCCGACGGGTGATCTCGACATCAACCTCGACTGAGGCTGAGTAGGTGGCGGTCTACCGTACAGGATTTGGTACAGGCGCATACGGCGTAAAGGCGTATGGGCTTGACGGTGAGGTGAAAGACGCCTCCGCAGCGGTTTCGGCCGCATCCACGACAACTGTTAACACGGATCGCGTGCTTGGAGCCTCGGCATCTTTTGCGTGTGCAGCATCTGTTTCTGCAGGTGCGCAACTGCTGCTTGAGGTTGAGGCCCAGGCGTTGTCGTCGGCTACAGTTTCGCTTAATGCCTACCGGGCGCGCGACATTTCCGGCACGGTTGCAACGGCCTTGACCACGTCCGTCTCAACGGTGGCACTTGTTAACGTGTCGATCACTTCGGCGTGCGCTGTTACTGTTGAGGCGCCTTTGCAGCGCGTGCGCTTGGGTAGTGCGCTTTCTACAATTTCGTGTATAGTGTCGGCAGCTTTTATCAAGAAGTGGGAACCCGGCTCGGATACGGCAGAGACATGGACGCCGCAATCTGATACGACTGAGGCATGGACGCCTGTTTCGGACACGGCGGAAACTTGGACAAAAGCGGCATAAGGGCGGCTCAAAATGGCAGATACCAACACAACCTCTTACAGCCTTGTGAAGCCAGAAGTTGGCGCATCCGAGGATACTTGGGGGACCAAGATTAACGACAACTTCGATGATCTTGATGATCTCTTGGACGGAACGACACCCCTTGTCGCGCTGAGCATCTCAGGCGATTTGACCATTGCCGACAAGATCGTGCATTCTGGCGACACGAATACCGCCATTCGCTTCCCTGCGGCTGATACCGTGACAGTGGAGACGGCTGGGTCTGAGCGGCTTCGGGTTACCTCCACGGGCAACGTGGGAATCGGAAATTCCAGCCCTACTACACGCTTGCAAGTTTCCTCTGCTTCTTCTGGGGCTACGGGGGTGGCTGGTCTTAACACCATCATCGCTGAAAACAGTGGGGCTGCGGGCATTGCGATACTTACGCCGAATAATGTGTTTGGCTCTATTGCGTTTGGTGACCCCGAGAACGGTGCAATTGGTCGCATCCGCTACAATCACAGCGACGACTCTATGACCTTTAACACCAACGGCTCAGAAGCTGCGAGGATCTCCGCTGCAGGCAACGTAGGTATCGGTACAACCGCTCCGGCATCCCAGCTTCATGTGGCAGGCAACACCAACAACACAGCCCAGTTCACCGCGTCTATTTCCGGCACCACCATGGATGTCACTGCGGTTACGTCTGGCACCCTTGCGGTTGGGGATATTGTATACGGCGGCGGCGTTTCTCCTGTCACTCATATTACAGCCTTGGGGACTGCTACGGGTGGCACTGGAACCTATACGGTCAGCGTCTCTCAGACCGTCGTTTCTGGGACTATGTTCACTGGCTCTGGCACTGCTGCTACGATCAGGATTTCTGATACGGACACTGGCGTCCAAATTGGTCAGCCGGGAGGGACCATTGAGTTCTTTGGGACTGATTTGAATACTCCGGGAGCGGGTGTTGGGGCTTACATCTCTGCCGTTGCGGAAGACACATCACCTGACACTGCTCTGACATTCGGCACCCGTAATGATATTGCTGGCGGCGTTGACGCCAACGAAAGATTGCGGATCACTTCTACTGGCGACGTGGGGATTGCGGAAAGAGACCCGCAGGCAAGACTACACGTCAACGGGGATATTCTTGCAGTTGGAAGCAGTGACCTTGCCACCGCTGGGCCAATCCACTACCTTCGCAGGGCTTCCGCGTCCCCAGATGACAACGACTACCTTGGCAGTGTTAGCTTCCAAGGGTCCAACAGCGCCGGGGCTAATAACGTAGACTACGCCAGCATCATTGCTCAAGCTCTTGATGTGACTTCCGGCACAGAAGACGGCGCGTTGACCTTTTGGACTATGAGCAACGCGACATTGGCCGAGCGCGCCCGCATTGACTCCATCGGGAACATCACCCAAGCCAACGCCACCTCTGGCTCTGGAGCTATTGTTGGTGAGCAAACCTTCCGCCTCGCCGCTGACGTAACCGCCTTCGGCCCCACCATTGGTGACTTCTTCGGGGCCACCTCAGCCATCTCTCTTGAGGCCGCGTCGGTCTACGAGATCACGATCTACGCGGTCTTCACGAAGACCACTGCGGGCACCGCCACTTGGACGCTGACCGCCTCGTCTGCTCCAACCCGCATGGTTGGCAGTTACCGAGCAAACCCGTTAACTGGTATTGGCGCAGGGCCACCCATAAACGGTTTTGCAGGATCGCAAGGGGCAACCACAGCGGCTTTCGGGGCAACAGCTTCCCTGACAACTGCCGTCAACCATGCGTACCAGTTTGACGTTCGGGTGCAGACAAACGCTGCATCAAGCTTTAAGCTTCAACTCACCCAAGGCGCGGGAACCGCAACGCCCTTGGCCGGGTCATACTACACGGTCAAGAAGATAAGCGCGACTACCGGTACTTTCGTATAACCCATAACCCCTGAAAGGAGGATCGCGATGGCCGAGAAAAAACCAACCGTCATCGCGATCAACGACGTAGACTACACCGAGGACCAACTGACCGCCTCGCTCAAGAAGGAGACCGAAGAATGACGATCATCACTTGGCGTGTCGCTCAAATGGACCGCAACGCTGCTGACGGCGGCGTAACAACCGCGCATTGGATCGTGACTGCCGTTGACGGCGCTCACGTCGCTTCTGCCTACGGCGCCGCAGGCTTCACCCCTGACGCATCGGCGGCTGGCTTCAAGCCTTACGCCAGCCTGACCGAGGCCGACGTGCTGGCATGGGTCTGGGGATCCGTGGACAAAGCCGCCGCAGAGGCATCGCTGGAAGCCCAGATCGAAGCCCAGAAAAACCCTGTCACGCTCAACGGCTTGCCTTGGTGATCTGATGCCCCTAGTCCCGCTCGCCATTCCGCCAGGTGTCTACCGCAACGGGACCGACTATCAATCGTCGGGCCGCTGGCGTGATGCCAGCCTCATCCGTTGGATTGAAGGCACGATGCAGCCGATCGGCGGGTGGGCAAATCGTGTGACCGTCTCGTCGGACAAGAAGGTGCGCGGTTCCATCGCATGGCGGGACAACAGCGCCGACCGCTGGATGGCAGCCGGCACCTACGAAAAACTGTTTGCTATCTCTGGAGCAAACACCGTGACCGACATCACACCAGCGAGTTTGATACCGGGCCTTGAGAGTGCTGCTTTTAACCTCGGATATGGCGGTGGGTTTTACGGGTACTATACTTATGGCACGCCGCGCGAAGACGCGGTGAACTACACCGAAGCCACGACATGGAGCCTCGACACTTGGGGCGAATACCTGATTGCTTGCTCCAATGCGGACGGCAAAATCTACGAGTGGCAGCTTAGCGCCGCCGCAGACGCGCTTGTCATCACCAACGCGCCGACCGGGAACCTCGGCATTGTCGTGACCGAAGAACGTTTCCTGTTTGCTCTCGGGGCAGGCGGGAACGTCCGCAAGGTGCAGTGGTGCGACCGCGAGGACAACACTGTCTGGACGCCTGCTGCCACGAACGAGGCTGGCGATTTGGAGTTGCAGACCCTTGGCCAGATCATGCTGGGCATCAAGGCGCGCGGGCAAACTTTGATCCTGACCGATCACGACGCGCATGTGGCAACCTATCAAGGCCCACCCTTCGTTTACCGCTTCGAACGTGTCGGATCAGCCTGCGGTGCTATCTCACGGCGCTGCGCTGCTGCGGTTGATCGCGGCGTTTTTTGGATGGGCGAGAGAGGCTTTTTCATGCTTTCCGGTGGGCAGGTGCAGGATGTGCCCTGTGAGGTGTCCGACTACGTTTTCAACAATATCAACTCCTCTCAGCGCAGCAAAGTCCACGCCGTTACCAACGCCAAATTCAATGAAATCTGGTGGTTCTACCCGTCTGCTGTTGGCAACGAATGCGACAGCTATGTGGTTTTTAACTACGAGGAAAACCATTGGGCCATCGGTTCGCTGGCCCGCACGTCTGGCGTTGATGCGGGTGTGTTTGCAAACCCTGTTTGGTTCGGAACAACCGGCATCGCCTACAACCAAGAAAGCGGCTCCAACCTGAGCAGCGAGGCGGTGTTTGCCGAAAGCGGCCCGTTTGAAATGGGGGCTGGCGACACGACGATGATGGCGTCTATGCTGATCCCTGACGAAAAGACGCAAGGTCAGGTCTCGGTGACGTTCAAGACGCGGTTTTACCCAAACGACACCGAGCGGTCTTATGGCCCCTATAGCATGGCCGCGCCGACCGATGTTCGCTTTACCGGGCGGCAGGTTGCGATGCGGGTGACGGGCGCTGCCAATGATAGCTGGCGCTGGGGCGTTCCGCGCATTGACGCCATCCCCGGAGGCCGCCGTTGAGGTTTGGCGTCCCACCGATTGGTCAGGACTTCCGCCTTTGGGGCGAGGATTTGCGCCGTTTTCTGGCCCGGTTCTGGGATAACATCAGCTTTAAGTCTGACAACGCCACGCCGACATCCAACGGCGTTCTCCTGTGGGACGACGTGAACGGCTACCCGGTTGTCTCCAAGGGGAACGAGTGGCGGCAGATCGTGCTGGCTGACGGGCATGCCATTTTTGCTCAAGACGCAACGATTACCGCAGCCGCCAACAACACAGCCTACGCGATCCTATTCGACGCGCCATCGCTTGCCGTAAACATTTCGCGTGACCCGTCCAACCTCACCAGAATTGTTTTCGCCGACAAGGGCTTATACCGCATCTCGTTTACGGCGCAGATTACCTCGTCATCAGGTAGCACGCTGGAATTCAGGTTCTGGCCGCGCGTGAACGGCACAGACATCACGGGCAGCACAATGGTCGCCAGCCTGCACAACAACGGCGCGACCATCGTCGTCTCCCGCGACTCAATTTTCGAGTTTGAGGCTGGCGATTATCTGGAGGCCATGTGGGCCACGACAAGCACCAACGGGTCTCTGTTGGCTCATGCTGCGACTGCATATGCCCCAGCTTCGCCTTCAGCGACGATGGCCATCAGTCGGGTGCAGGCATGACGCTCTTGGAGCATTGCCGGAAATGGATCGAAGACGCGTTGGAATACAGCGGCGGGTCGCATGATTTCCAAGATGTGGCTGACGGCATCCTGAGCGGGCGC